TAAATGACTCTAAGATATTAGCTAATGGACTAATCCAACTGTACCTTGGTCGACAGAAAATCTTAATAGAACCAATATCAGGATTGCTTAACATTACAGCTTCAAGATTTCCATTTAAAATAGGATGGATACCTTTAACCAATGGTGGATATTTTGATGTAATAACTAAACAAGTTCTTCATGAATTCAAAATTGAAAAATCTAACCTTCAGTTTACACCATTAATGGATTCTCCATTAAACGTCGAAAAAAATATTGCAGATTCGTTATCAGAGGAAACAGATGTATCAAACACCCTTACAACCTCTGTGTTAGCAGATGTAACAAAGTGGTGGGGAAATTTAGTGTGGTGGGGTAAGATAATTACATTTATTCCTATTTTTATCATTATCGGACTGTTAATTTTAAAGATCAAACGAAAATTAATTCATTCAAAAACAAGTTTGGTTCGAAACAAACAATTGCAAATTAGTAAAAAGAAGCTTCGGTCTCTAAACTTAACCACTTATGATCCTCTATCTCCTGTTTAATAATTACATGGATTTCAAAAAATCAATTAAGGAAATAAATATAGTTTGAAATCATGGAGACAGAAGAATTCGATACTGATGTCTTTGGCATTCAGTCACCGGATCCTCCACCATTACCAACTCATTGTGATATTCCATTGAAATTTAACAAACAGAGAGCAGCATTAGGAATTCCAAGCCAAGGACAATATATCCCAAAAAACAATCATTTGAAAAAGGAATTACAAGACATATTTAAAGTAACTGGTGTTTTGACTTTTCATCGATTAGAGCTGTCTCAGATTCAATTACATTTACTAAACCTAAATTTAATTCCAACTAATCCAGTCATTCAGACCGAATGGAAACAACAGCACCGAGTTTCTAATTTTTTATGGAATTTAAACCTCAAATCTGTGCATAGTTGTTCATCCTTGCCCACAGATAATCCTGTCGTAACTTTGACCACTGAGGAACAGCTGTACCTATTCTCATCTTATAAAATTAAATCCTTCTGGGAAGAAGCCGTATTGTTGTCAGGAAGTGGCAACTATAAACCGAAACATTGGTGGACTAGAGTTGGAAAAAAGAATGGAGTTGCCAGACTTGGAAGAATGCTATTTGTGGTAACTTCAAACCTTATTGCCATTAAATCTGAACAAGGAAATTTCTTAGCCTCAAGAGATCACCTTTTGATTTTATCTGATCTCGCTTCTCAACGATATCTCTTGCGATTACTTAGTGTCTGTGAAATCAAAAAACAAAGACAAGATTTTTTTACCCCTGAACAATTAGACTATTTTCTGCAGATTGGGGATAGAGTCTTACAAACATCTGGTAATGCAGGATACAAATATATATACACTTTAGAACCAGCCTGCGTTAGCCGATTGACAGGAGATATCCCTGTGGGAACCCCGAATTCCCTAACTTTTCGAGAAAATATTTACAAGTCTACAACAATGATTGCTGACGACTTGAGCATCGAGGATTTACATGAAGAACGAGAAACGTTTCTGAACTCATTGAGTGATGATCCACAATTGTTGGCTCAAGCATTTGGTCTTTATCGAATCTGGGGACATCCTACTGTAGAACCATTAGAAGGGACATCAGCATTAAAGGAAGTTGCTACTAAAGTTCGTGGATTGAATGCAAAGTATTCCAATGCAATCACTTACAAATTTAAAGAAGAGTTTATTATGAGGTATATTCGACAAGAGAAAAAATGGCCACCTTTAGATGTTACTCAACTTTCTCCTACAAATCCTGTTAGGGAATCGTATGAACATAAAACTGATTTTCCGATTCATCATCAGAACTACAAAAGATCTTACTTGAGATTAATTAAATTTCTACCAACTTTTCCAGTTGACCCCAAATTTGATTTAGTTGAAATGATTGCTGATAAAGCAATGTCATTATTTACACCAGATCTAATCAATCATTTAATTCAGGGCAAAGGAGTCGGGACATCATTAGACCGATCAGTCTTAGTTCAATGGTTACAATCTGCCTTACATGATCCAGTTGAATTCTTGAAGACAGTGGATTTATATGGCTTTACTCATCTTGAAAAGACCTTGGGAGTTAAAGAAAAAGAAAGAGAAGGAAAAATTGAGGCAAGACTTTTTGGATTAATGACACTTATTAAACGTATGTACATAGTCTTAACAGAAGCACTGTTGGCAGAATACTTAATTAAATATTTTCCGGAAATTACCATGATTGATGATGAATTAAGTTTGGACAAAAAAAGATTAATGTTTAATGATCCATCTCTATACAACCGGTCTGTATTTACTAGTTTAGATTTCTCTAAATGGAACTCTAACATGAGAGAAGCAGAAACTCATGGTATTTTTCAAGCATTTGATCAATTGTTCGGATTTACAAATTGTTTTCAACGAACTCATGAGATGTTTAAAGATTCATACATCTATTTATTAAACGGATCATATTTGCCAACTTATCGAGGAGGACATTTTATTTCCGATTTAGGATCATGGTATGGTCATTTAGGGGGCATCGAGGGACTACGCCAAAAAGGATGGACACTGTGGACAATTTCGTTAATTCTACTTGCTGCAGAAAATTACCCCATTAGGCTCAAATTAATGGGACAAGGAGATAACCAAATATTAAGAGAAATCTTTCCGCAGGAATTAACCCCTGATAGACAATTAGAATTACACTTTCAATTTCTTCAACAACTAAATTTGATACTTGAACATATTGGACCTCCCTTAAAGATGGAAGAAACTTGGACCTCACGAGAGTTTTTTGTATATGGAAAATATTTAATGTATAAAGGAGCTGCTTTACCTATGTACGCTAAACGCATTTGTAGAATGTTTCGACTGTCTAATGAGGATTATCCGACTTTAGAATCCACAATTTCGTCATTAACTGCTAATTTGTCCTCTGCTCTATCTTACAGTACAGATCCCGGATACTTACTTTACATCTATTATACAGAGTTAATTGGAATCTTTCAGCTTTATTTGACAAATGCATATCTACATAAACAATCAATCCAGGAGAAAATAAGTCGATCAACCACGCTGAGGATCCCTGGACGACCCAAGCCTCAATACCTCTCTTGTCCTCCTTTTTTGAAGAATACTCCTATCCATCCTGATTTAACATATATCAAATTATCATTACTGCCTAGATGCTTAGGTGGATATCCAGTTACCAATTTTTTCATGTCAACCCTACGAGGTTTTCCGGATGAGGTCACATTTTCAATTAGCACTCTAAAATTATTTTATGTTCACAGTCCCCCCGAAATCCAAAAATTCATTGTGAGCATATTGAATCCTCCTCTGCACAATGAACAAAACTTCACCCTGCTATTAGAGCACCCCACATCTCTAAATTTAAATGTTCCTCCAACGCCTAGTGAAGCCCGGAGAAACTCAGTGATCAAATTCCTCCAAGGATCCAAGATTGTAAAAAATCCCTATTTGAAAACTTTCCTACAGTTGCTAAATTCTCCATTTGAAGAAATGTTGATAGAATATCTATCTACTGCTTCTCCTTTTAACCCCAGAATTTTATCACAAATATCCTCTGCAACAGTGGAAGCAAGAGCAAGACATATCGCCAATAAACTTCAAAAAACCAAAACTATTTCTGCCTTAGCTAGAAAAGAGAAATTAGTAGATATTTATAAAATAATTGAAGCATGTGAAACCAATCACACCATTAGTGTATTTAGATTAATTACTTCCATACAACCAAATTCCTTTAATTGGCATATCAACAAATGTTCAGTTACTCATGCCCAAGAATTACGTGATACAGGATGGAAAAGACATATTGAAGGTGTTGATTGTGTCCCACCTCAAGAGTTCTTATATCTGGAATCATTGAATGTTCAAGAAAAATGTCATAGTATCTTTGATCTCCCCAAAGGGTATATTATAATACGATTCTCATCTTCAATGACGAAACATCAATTTCAAGATCCTTTAACTGTCGGGCATTTCAAGCCTTACCGAGGTTCCACCACAAAACAGAAAGTTTCTGGTTTTGGAGAAAAACTATCAATAATCTCTGAACCATTGTTACAGAAAGTAATTAAGTCATTTAATTTAATAGGTTGGGGAATAGCTTCTCAAGGTAATTTAAGCTCATTATTACATCAACTATTAGAGGCTAGAACGGACCTGGATCCCAAATGGTTAATTCCTGATGAATCACAACTTGCAGGATCAGTCCACCACCGCCTTCAGGATGATAGAACAGGTCATGGAGGATCTGTATCACTATTGCCCAATTATGCCTCCAAATTCACATTTGACACTTTTCCTCTTTATGAATATAGTAAAGGCTCAAAAAATGTCAATTTGATGTTTCAATCGTTAATGAGCTACTCTGTAGTGTTAGTAAGTTGGGCATTATCAACAGGATGGAGTCCTCCGATTCCCAGTATTCACCTTCATGTAAAAAATTCATGTTGTGTAAGAGAAATCAATGAAACATTAATCGACTGTACAGATCCTCCTCCTCCTTGTATAATTTCTCACAAGGAATCCCCTTACTTATATACACCAGCAGAATTATATCTGAATAAACATTTAAAAGAACTTTTATTGAAATCTGATGCACCTCCATCATCTGATCCTGAAACCCTCCAAAGAAGATTCATTGCTGCTATGTCAGAAGAAGTCCTTGAACTCATTCAACCATATACTTGGGATATCCCTAAGGTAGAATTGGTTAAAAAAAGCCTAGTTATTAATTGGTGCTTAAATGCCCCATTAATTCCCATTCTAGAACTTCTATGTTTAAGGTTATGTGTATTCTACATTGATGCAATTCGACATTCCACCCCAGATCAATTTCTAATCCGAGTTTACGAACGTGTAAGTAGGTCACCTTCTTTTTATTGGTCTCAGTTATCAAATTTCATTTTTTACCAAAATTTTCATCATGATCTTGTTGCTGCTCCGTACTATGTTCATTTATCTGGAAATCCTTGTCTTTCTGATGAAGGCTGTGGAAATATCTTAAAGACAGCATGTCAACAAATTCTCTTAGTTTGGGCTTCTGATAACGATGTTAAAAGGAGTTTATATCAACTCGAAGTTTTATGTACCCAGAATGTTGGATTACATCAGCATCCTGCTGTGTTATTGGCAACCAGGGACTGGTTAACAGCAAAATCAGACTTTAACCTAAAAGACCTAAAGTATGAAATCGTAAAAACAATCACCAAGGTCAACATCAAAGAACAAGGTCCTTTAACTACCTTGGCGATAAAATATCTCCAAGCCTCAAGAGGCACCATTTTTAAAGAATCTACAGATTTTTTATCTAAAAAATGTTTTCCGATTGCTCCAGCTGTACGTTTTACTACTCCTTCAAGTTTAACTAATCTTCCAAACACATCAATCACATTATTTACTGTCTCGCAGGGTCAATTAATCCACAGTGAAGTCATGGTATTTCCTGTTGCTCAATCATTTCATAACTCTTATATTACCCATTTATTCAGGTCTATCTCTTTACCAACGAGTGGAATGTATAAAGCATTGTCTGTAATAAATCATTTAAAATTACAATTAAACAATCATTATCTATGTTTAGGAGATGGAAGTGGAGGTTACTCATGGGCTGTTTTAAGAACTAACCCCTATTGTACAGTTTTTTACAATTCTTTAATTACTAGTGAATCTTCCATTCAACAAGCTCCACCCATTCCTTACATTCCGGCATTAGCAGGCTATCCCGATTTTGAAGATAGGATAGACAGTTTGCATTTGACTAATGATGGTATATCTGATCTATTGCACCCTTGTTATGCTGATTATTTAAAATTCCATTTGACCAAAAATTATGAAGGATTATTCTGTGATGCAGAAAGCAAAGATTATCTGTTGGGGACTTTTGCTTTTGATCTAATGGTGAGTCTAGTTAAGATATCTAAAAATTTAAACATTAAGTGGGCAGTTGTGAAAAGTTATGCTTTGAATCCTTCTGCACTTAGAGCCCAACTTTCTATTTTGCTCTCTTATTTCCAACAAGTACAAATTGTTAGATCTGATTTTTCTGCATCCGGTAACACAGAGATATTTCTTTACTGTTTAAAGTTAGAGGCCAAAGTAATGAAGTGTGATATGTTACAATCCAATAAATTAGGAGGTTATGTGCTTCCGGATTCTATTTTACCTGTCCTAGAAGAATTAAAAATCACCCTGTTGCAAGGAGCCTCTTTTTCAACAGAAGACTCATTAATACAATATACTACCATTTTAAATGAAGGCAATTGGGAGTCTTTGGATAAAAGTATCTTATCTACAGTCCCTATGATAGCTGAACAAGTAGACCTCGTTTATCCACATTCAGTTTTAACATGGATGAGAACTAGTGGACAGTTACATCCAGGAATGCCTAAGATTATTATAACTCATCTCGAAACTAAATATTTTACTAAAGACATCATCAAACATTGGTCTATGTGTTGGTTGTTACTTGGATGTTGGTCTGAAGCATTAGATCACGAACATATTTGGACAATTATTTCATCTGGAGTATGTATATGGTATCTTCTAAAAGACAATACATGGGAAATTTCTTTGAGTTTAGATGTTCCTCCTTTAGAGTTACAAGGACCTAGCCTCCTTGTTTGGGAGTTGGGGGATTTGATAGGATCCAAGGAATTAAAAATATTTCACCGTACATTAAGCATATTATACACTTATGCTCATAAGCCTAAAATCATGTCATCAGGCTTGGAGCGAGGCAATTTAAATGTTTTTGGACATCCAGTTGGGCCTAATAAAGAGCCAAAGAATTTATGGGTTATGAAACATATTTTTAAACCGATGGAAACTCCGATTGCATATCCTTCAATAGAATCAAAAGGATTAGTCAAAAGCATCTGGGAACAACGCATGAAAAGAAGACGGAAATTTTTCTAAGTTTCCCTCAATTTCCCCCAATCATTCTTTAAAGTAATTTTTTATTAATCATCAATGAGTCATTAACAAATAAAGATTATAAAAAATCAAGTTCGTGAATAAAGCCAATTTTGCTAAGATAGTTATTTCCAAAATATAAACAATAATCATGACATAACCTCTAAACCCCCAGTATTCCCTTGTACTCCATTGATCCAAGATAAATTTTCCTTACTTGTATTATTTTCATTTTTTTGTGTAACAATAATCATGACATAACCTC